TCCACCCTCAGCGTCGGTCCCCTCAGTGAGGGTCCTGGTGAGGGCCCCCTGGAACCACCTGAGGAACTCCACCCTCTGCTCGGCATCCCAGGCAACCCGACGGTCACCGAGGGACACCCGGGCAGGGGTAGCAGCCTTCTCGAGCTTCCAGATCCGCTCCTCATGGGCCTTGAGGGCATTAGCGAGCTCCTCAATCTTCTGCTCATAGCTGGCAACCTTCTCGGTTGTACCAGCAATGATGTCCTTAAGCTCAGCAATAGCCGTAAGCACCTGCTGCATCTCCCTGTCACCTCCTTGAGAGTTTTTGAGGTTCGAGATGCCTTTGCCGCGGTCACTTCAGCATCGTCCCCTTGGTCAGCCTTGGCAGTGCCAGCCTTCCAGGGAGAGCCTCAGGTGCGGCTACGGCAATAAAAAAGGCGGCCTAAGCCGCCATTAACGAATGATGTGAAAAACTAACGTGTCTTTCTCGAGCTACACCTCCTTCAGAGAGTTTTTGATCTCGTCAAGCTCGGAAAGTATGAGCTCGACATACGAGTCTTTCGCCCCTTCCCCTTGGTCAGCATTGGCATCTTCATCGGCCTGCTTGACCGGGGCCTGGGCAACCTTAGCAATGAGGTCAGACATCTCTGCGATGTTGTCCTCGATGGTGCTCAACTTCTGTTGCTGATCGGAAAGAATCATTGATAGGGTTTCCCATTCATTCAACCATTCGAAGAACCTGATTTCCTCCTCGCTGAGCGTCTTCTCTTCTCGATCCTGTATTCTGCGCTTCAGCTCAGCAACCGCTGCCCGCTTGATGATGTTCAGATCCTCGCACGTCAGCCTGAGAGCCTTCTCGGGATCGACACCCTCTTCAGAGGGCTTGAGCCACTCCTTCAGCCCGTAGTCCTGGGGAGTCTGTGGGTACTTACCGGGCAACGGGCTCTTGGGCCCTTGGCGCGCAGGGATCTTGTCGCTGGAGACAACCTTACATGGCGGCTTCATTGCCGCCGCGATCATCGCTATCCGCCTTATCGTGCCCCGAATTGGACCACAGGAAGCGGGATCGGTCTTGCCCCCGTTCACCTGGGAAAAGTGAAGCTTCCAGGCTCGTTTGTATCCCTCTTTGCCCCCCTTGAAGCGGAAGCTACAGTGGGAACCGAAGGGATTGCGGGGACTGTGCACAAACCGAACGAGCACCCCATCGTCGAGATCGCTTGCCTCGATTGCCTCAACCTCGTCCTCCGCTATGTCGTAGTCACATGTGGCGAGCAGCATCCCCTTCGCGTGATCCTTGACCCATTGCTCGGCCTCATCCATCGTCCAATCGCACTTGTTGGGGCGATGTTTGCACGATTTGTCGAACATGTACTTCTGCACCACCATTGGACCGTCCTTGCCGTCCTTCTTCAGCTTCCCCACGACGGCCTTGATCCCCTTTGGAACGCTGATGTCGATGGTCCTGAAGGTGTCCTTCAGGAAGTCATCGGGGTCCCTTACGGGGATGTGGATGTAGTCCTCGGTCTCCTCCGGTTTCGTAACGACGTCGTCAAGCAGGAGGCAGAGATCTCCATCCTGGCAGATCTGTTCCGCCATCGTCCTGATGATCGGCTCCTCGTCCTCCATCGCCCTCTGCAGGGCATTGCGGTTTGCGGGAATCAACACTTGCGAGATCTCGAGCAATTCCACCTCGGTATAGACCTTGCGCGGCTTCTTTCCAGCCCTTACGGTGTCGTCGTCCCGATCTCCGTCTTCCCACTTCAGGGGGATAAAACCCACCGAGTATGCAGCCATTCCCTTGGAGGCGAGTTTGAAGGCCCAATCCGCCTCGGGATTTCCCTCGCCCACATAGTACTTGAACTTGGCCACAAGCCCCTCCTCGGTAACTCGTATATTGACCGCCTCCCCGATCTGTTTGCGCAGATCGGTATAGACGTGGGAAGAAAGAAGGACGGGGTGCTTCTTGTAGTGCTGGAGTCCCTTCTTCCAGGCATCGACCCTGATTACCTCGTTGTAGCGATCGATGCTCTCATCCGAAACGAGGGCCTCCACGGTGTAATCCTTCTCGTTGACCGACCTGATCTTTCCAGCAAAGGTCCTGACGATCATCTCCTTGTTCTCCATCCGTTATCCCTCCTCTACAGCGATAGTGGTGCACCGGCAGTTTATGACCTCGGCTGCCGGGCCGTTGGGATCGCCGGGGAACCGCAGCCCATTGGGGAAGGGCTCCCCGACCTTCACCGTCTTTCCATCCTGCATCCAGTGGCTCTCCCTCACGTGTTCGTCCCGGGCACTGATCCACTGATGGAGCTTCACCCCCACCTTTTGCCTCCCCAGAAACTTCCCACCCTCGATCGCCGAACAGGTCTCAGTCCTGGCGATCGCTGAAGCCCGGGTCGAAGCCATGTTGTAAACCTTGCGGACCCTGTCGGCGATCTCCTTCAAGGTCTCGCGATTGGAGAGCCCATCGAGGATCTCTCGCCTCAGGTGCCGCTTGATCGTGTCGTTGACCTTGGTCACCCGCTCAGTAAGCTGCTTCAGGTAATCCTGGATCGCCGGATCATCCCATCCCCAGTCGAATTCCCCCGTCTCCTCGACGACCACCGCCAGGCCTTCCGCAAGGATGAGCCGATAAACCTCATCGAGCCTCTTCCTCAGCCGTCCGTTCTCCTGCTCGAGGTCGAAGATCTCGTCCACGACGTCCCTGGTCAGGCCCTTGAGCTCCTGTTTGTGAAGCGCCTCGAGGACCCTCTGGCGCTGCTCCCATAGGAAACGCCTCAGCTTCCGCTTGAACTGATCCTCCAGGGGATCGAAGCGCTCCAGGTGCGCCCTCCAGAGCGCCTCCCTGCGCTTGAGCTCGGCGTCTTCACCCTTCATCAACCTGGGGACATCGGGGACGACAATTCGGCCACTCTTCTCACCGGCACCAGATACAAGCGAGGAAGCTGGTATCAGGTTCATGTTGATCCACCAGTCATCGCCCCAGGGCACTTCCTTGAAGCCCAGATCGAGCTTCTCGTTGATCTCGTTCAGGGGAACCCCCATCTGCCAGAGCTTGTAGGCCGTCTCGACCTTTTCGTTGAAATCCTCCTTGAGGACCTCTACCCCCGAGAGGTCAAACTCCCCGGTCACCTCGGGGGCCACCCTGGCAAAGAGATCCGTGTTGAGCTTGTCCTCAAGGTATTTGAGCTTCGGAATGAGGTTGGTCTCCCAGAAGATCCGCCGCTGCACGTCCGCATTGGCATAGCGGGCATATTCCATGATGCCGACCTCGACCGGAGGCACCTTGAAGACCGCACAGATCTCCTCGCGGTTGAACTTCCTGGCAGCCAGAAACTCCATGTCCTTCGGGCTCAGCCCTATCTGTTTCCATTTCAGCCCCGAATGGAGGATGGCTACGCGCTTCGCCTTGTCCGCCCCCCGGTGTCTTGCCTCCCACTGCTTCCGGAGCTCCCCCACCTGCTGGGTGGTGAGGGATTGCTCAGTCTCCAGCACCCCTCCAGGCTCTGCAGAGTTTTTGAACATCGAGCGGTTATACATCTGGGCCCACCAGTCCTGTTGCACGGCCTCCCGCGCTGCCCGCAGAGGTCCCATGCCCATTAGGTCCCCGTAGGGGTTGACGTATTTGAAGTGGATCACTTCCTCCACCGAGAATCTTTCCCGCCTGTTGCGGTGCTGGTAGGTCCAGCCCACCAGGACCCCATCGCGAACTTCGGGCCTCATCCTGTCCGGTCCGAAGACCCAGATCCGGACCGGCACCCTTCGCACGTCTCCCCCGGGATAATCCAGGATCCAGAAGGCGTTGCCCGTGAGCTCGAGGAAGGTCATCGTCGTCTCCCAGAGCTGCCATCGCGACATGTAAGGATTCACATCCCGAAAGAGCTCATAGAGGGGACCCTCTTCCAGGATCCGATTCCCACGCCAGAGCTTGAAGGGAACCCGAGCTATGTTCGTGGCGATGGCCTTGACACAGGCATAGACCCAGGAGACCTGCTCGTAGGGCTTGGTGACCTTGGTGCCTGGTTCGTGTCCATCTTCCGCCAGCCAGGCCTTGAGCAAGGCATTGCCCCCCGCCTGGCGTCCCAGGATTAGTGAAGCCAGCTTCCGCAGCATCTTTCCCTCCCGGAAAAGAAAAACCCCACTCCGGGGGCTCACTTACTTGGGACACAATTTTTTAGATTCCGGCCTGTCAGAGCAGGAGGATCCCTGGGCCCCTATCTTCCCTTAGCCAATCGAGGGCCTGACTCATTGCATCCACCTGGTCGTCGTGCTCGGAATTGGGGAAGGCCGTCACCTCATCCAGGAAATCGGCAAGCCATGGGGCCCGCTCGGGCAGATGGACCTTGCCAGCCTCCACGAGCGGCGACACGATCCTCGCCCTCATCACCTTGTCGGCCTCGGGGGCTATGGGTACTACGGGGATCCTCCCCTCGCGCCTCAGCTCCTGAAGGATGCTCTGGCCACTGGCTCGGTCCTCTATGAGCACCGCATGGGGCCGCCACTTCTCGTACAGCGCCATCATCTGGCGCCTCAGCTCCGGGTACTCCACCCGGGCCCGCCACAGATCCAGCAGATAGTAGCCACCCCTGGCCCTGCCCCAGACCTCACAGACCGTGTAACTGGTCTCCTCGCCCTTTTTGAAGGCCGTGTCCCAGCTCAGGGCCAACAGGTCGACCCTGGGGGGCTCTCTGTAGTATCGCCACCACTCCCGCCGAAAGATCCCCCCCTCCTCGGGAGCCGGCCTCTGCTGATAAAGCCCTGTCCAGAAGTAGCTCCCTATCGCCTCCTTGATGCTCAGGAGTTCCTCCCGGGGGTAGCGTTCGGGACACAGGGCCTCCCCCTCCTTGCGGCCCAGGGGATCCCCACCTTCGGCAAGGGCCGGGAGTCTGATCACCTCCCATCGATCGGAGTGCTCCCCGACCAGATAACCTGTGAGATCCCTTTCGTGCCAGCGTGTCATCACGACCACGATCGTCGCCCCCGGCTCCGCCCTGGTGTAAAAGACCGAGTTGAACCACTCGATGACCGCCTTGCGGATCACGGGGCTCTGAGCTTCGCGCCAGTTCTTCACGGGGTCATCGACGATCAGCAAGTGCCCCCCCTTCCCGGTGAGGGGACCACCAAAACCTGCCGTCGCCATTCCGCCGCCCTCGGTGGTTTCCCAGTGGGAGGCCGCAGATACATCCTGCCTGATCTTCACCCCGAGCTCGGGATGGGCCTCCAGCAGATCCCTCACCTTCCGCCCCCAGCTCAGGGCGAAGTTGCCCTCATAGGTTGCGAGAAGGACCCACCGCTCGGGGAAGAGGGACAGATACCAGGCGGGGATGTAAACCGAGACCAACTGCGACTTGCCGTGTCGAGGAGGGAGATTGACGATGAGTCTGCCCCGGCCCCTGAAAATGGCCTCGGTAACCCTATCGCCAATCAGGCGCAGGTAGGGATAGAGCCTCCACTTGCCACGGCCTAAATGTTCAGCGAATAGATGAGGCAGACATCGCCACGATGCATCAATCGGAAGGCCCGGAATTGCCCTGGAGGATCTCATGAATCTTCTCGATTGCCTTCCTGCCCTCGGGATCAGCAAGGACCTTGCTCAGACAGCCCCTGTCGATCGAGATCGGAGCCCCTCCCTCGAGCCCCGAGACCACATGCTCCTGCCGCTCCACATAGCCCCGATCCTTACCCAGGGTACTCAGCACGTATTTGACGGCCCAGGGTTGACCATCCTGAAGCTGCTCTATCAGCTTGGCCTCTGCGAGGTCTTTGAGCTTTTCCCGCTCCTCCCGGACGGCCTCCGCCAGTCTTGGATGACGTTTGAGATAGCGATTCACCGTCACCCGGTGGCATCCCAGCTTTCGGGCGATGATGGTCTTGATCCCGTAAGTCCCCTCTATGGCCTCCAGCACTTCCTGGACCCGATACCTTGGCTTTTTCCCTTTCTGCCCAGCCATCGTTTCACCAAAAGATGCGGTTAAGCTTCAAATTCATGCCCACAGTGCGGGCAAGTCACCTTCTTGCCGATCCGAACCTCATCGAAGCCCTCCGAGCTCAAGCGCCCGAATATCTCGTCGAGATCGTCCTCCGAGAAGCCCGTGCCTTCCAGCGACTCCACCTCCCAGATGTCCTTCAGCACCCCGGCAAGCTTATCCTCGATCCACCCCCCGAGCTCTGCCAGGCGATTGTCAGCCAGGGCGTAAGCCTCTGCTTCCGTGTCGGAGTTGAACGAGATCCCCCGCACCACCGGCACGAGCCACTCCCCGTCCTCCGCCAGCTTGATCCGCTCTGGGGGGTTCTGCCCCGATGCTTTCATCTGAAGCAGGGCATCGAGCCTCCCGTGGCCCGCGACGAGCTGGCCCGTCCGCTCATCGATGATCAGTGGATTGACGAAGCCAAAGCGAGCCAGGGACTGATGCAGGGCCCCCAGGTCGTGGTCCTTGGGATTTCGGGGCCACCTCCTGAGCTCACTCAGGGGCACATACTCAATCCGCACGTCCATGCTTCAGCTCCCGAATGTAGTCGATGAGGCAGCCGATTACGGCCTCTTTGAGATCGACCCCCATCTTCGCCTGAAAGGTCTCCTTCCCCAGCACATGGCAGAGATGGTGATGCTCGGGGCAGAGCGGCACGGCCAGGTAATCGCTTCCCCCGGCCCCTCGGCTCTTCACGTGATGCGCATGAACGCCGTATCGCCGGCAGACGATGCAGGGTCTCTGGCGTATGAAGTTCAGATAATCAGGGTCCGTAAGTCGCCGGGATTTTGGAAAGCTCAACCCAGTCTCCCGCCGGAACCTCATGCTCCCGCACTCGCCTCCATGCCCGCATCTCGCGACGCATCATGTTGTGAAGCTCGCGGCTCAGTCTTTCGGCCTCCTCGGGGCTCAGCCCCAGGGCTATCAGATCGCCCTTGGTCCAGATCTGGTACTGGTCATATCCATGCGTTTCGACTTTCATCCCCTCACTTACTGGGGACGCGGAACAACGGAAAGCGGCCATGCTTTTACAGCCTGCGCAGCAGGTAGGCCCTTTTGATGCGGAATTTCGCCTGGGTGGGGGGGATCTGAAAGATCCGGGCGATCTCATCTATCGTGTATCCCGCGAGATAACAGCGATAGAGCATGTGGTCCCGCCCGGGATCGGTGTATTTTTCGTCTATAGCCCTGATGATCACCGATTCAGGGCCAGGGGAGGGGTTGTCGCTGAAGGGCAGGCCGTACATCCCAGCCAGGGATCGGCGCTGCCAATCGATTGCCCTCTGGATGGGGTCATCTTCAGGTAAGAGGGCTGAGTACAATGGTCGTTTTGCCCTTTTTCGCCCTTTTTTGCTTGACATCGAGTTTTATGCTGCTTTCGTCGTCATCATCGATGATCCCAAGCCTTCTCATCGCATCCAGGATCGGTTTACAGCTCCCCTGCAAGTTATCAGGATCCTGGGGATGGGAAGTCTCGACGTAGATCTGCACTTTCGCCGTCCCAAGCCGGGGTGGTCGCCCATTGAAGGCCGCCCAAATCTCCTCGACCCACCGCTCCCTTTCCCGGACCCTCTGGGCCCAGTGGATCCTGATGTAACGATTGAGCCCCATGGGGACACGATCTATGCTCACCTGATATTTCCGCATCTCAACCTTGTGCTCAGGTCTCCTCTACAGACTCACGGGCCTCGATTATTGCCCGCTGAATCTTGGCAGCCTGTTCCACGGTGGCCACCTCAAGCCCACACACCGGGCACACGTAGCTCTCGGCTTCGTAGTGGAGTTCAACGCCGCGGAACGTGGTGGTCTTGATTTGCTTCCTCAGCTCCATCGGACCATGTCCGCAGGGACATTTCATGCCACCACCCCGCCCTTCCGACCCTTTCGATGGCACTATGTCAAGCGGTTTATCCTCGAACACCTCCTATCACCTCCCTTCGGGATATCCTCGGTCATTCGCTCCTCATACTCGAGGGCAAGGTAGGCGGCCGCCTTCACCAGCTCCCCCAAGGCCTTCGTCCGCACATAGGCGAAAAGGTGCTTGCAAGCACTGACCGCTCGGAAATTCGGATCAAGCCGCGCGAGGATCCTGTGCGTGGGGAAGTCGTCTTGATTGCCGTACTGCCCGTCCTTCGACCTGATCAGATCCTCTATCGCTGCAAAGATCTTCATTGCGTCCCCCCTGAACCTACCATTCCGTTATTACAGTTACGTTCCACCCCCACTTCGCGAGCCATCCCTCCAGGTAACGCTGAAGATGGCGAGCAGAAGGGTCAGCCTCATCCACATAAGCCACATATCCTCCCGCTTTTTCTTCCACCGTATAGCACTTCAAATCCCCCCAGTTGATAGCATCTTTATCAAGGCCAAGCTTCTTAATTAGCCTCTTATTGACTACCCTTATCAGATCCGGATCGGGGACATAAAGGACGTCAATGAGCCAGTTGATGAGGGATTGAATTATAAGTCTGGCGTCCTCTCTCCTGCTTATGCCCGCCTCTACATAAAAATCAAACTCTTCTTTCTTCATGCTTGTAGACTTTTTGTCCTTTAAGCCATTTTTATTCCATCGCTGCCATAACCTGCAGAGTGAACGTGATCCTATTTCGCCCCGGGAAAGTCCCAAAATCCACGGGACGCCCCATGAGACACAACCACCAGTAACGCAGTCTGCTACGCAGGGACCATGTGAGCAGGCGGTCTACTCTCTTCTTTAGCTCTACTTTGCCTAAGAAAATACGGCGGTAACGGCTAAACGTCTGGCGGCACTTCTCCATCAGGGCAGAGATTACATCGTCGCATCCGACAATGAAGCTGTCTGTTACATAAACTCGGGCATACCATTCCTTGACCTCTAAACACTTCTGCTTAGGTGCAACATACTTTTCTACTTCAGTTCCTATAGGTGGGGACAAGACTTCTGGCATTTCAAGCATCTCTACCCTACTTGCCTTTTCAGGTATCCTCTGGGCGATCTTTCCCTCGGTGATGGAGGCAATAATCTCGGGCGGGGTACAAAGCTCCACTTCTTCAAGTGTTACTTCAGAAGGGCAGCGGAAGTACCTAAGCACTGAACAGATCTTTTTTACTTGCATCCTTGCCCTTTACATAAAGGTTGCAGTTAGTCCCTTCTGCACTCACCAACCGCAGGATTTATGTAACTTCGCACACCCCCCCCTCACACGCCTTGCAGTTCCTGTGGTACTCCACAAAGCTCTCGATATGTCTCCGCCGCCACTCCTTGTTGTCCGTCCACAGCTTCAGGGAACCGTTGCAGCGCTGGCAGATGAGCTCGAGGTAGGTCTGTTCATCCCGCTTGATGATGTGCTTAGGCAGTCTCATTCTCTCTCCTCCTTGCTCTCCTTTAGCTTCATTGCCCTTTCTCTTTCTCAAGAACCAAGTCTTCGTGTCCGAGAGCAACGGCAACCCAAAAGCCCACACAGGTGACGATTTCATAATCAATCTCTCCAGCTTCTTTTTCTTGCAGTTCCGGATAGGTCTCCTTCAGCACATTTAAGAGCCCCGAATAAGTCCTGCCGTCCGGATCATGCTCCCTTTCCAACACAAAGTTGGGAATATCCATCAAGCGGCACTTTAAGACTTGGGTGACCATTCCGAGACACCAACATGGGCCATCCAGCTCGATGATCTCGCCAACCTTCAAATCTGCCCACTCTTCTCCAAGGCGGACCGTAAAGTTCAGCCCTGGATGAAAAACTGGTCTTCTAAAAGCCATCCTCCTCATGCTCCACCTCCTTCGACCATCTTCCACGGGTCGATATAACCGTCGTGACCCATCATCTGGTGGGCGTAGGGCTTCGTGATCGGAAGCCCCAAGGCCTCGCGCCACACCAGCCAGAGATGGGCCAAAAAGAGCTTCATCATCTTCCGCCGGGCCATCATGTTGATGTGGCCCTTGGAGATGGTGCCCTCGGTTTCCTTGCCCGAGACGATCTTCAGTCCCTTCTCCTCGGCCTTGCGCTCGATGCGCTTCTTCTCCCTGACGTAGTAGTCGTAGTAGGCCCCCTTAGCCCTGATCAGGGAGGTCCCGAGCCGATAGCACATCGTCTTGAGCTTGCGGTTGAAGCAGAGCTTCTTCCCAGGCACCGGGCGGTCCCCTTTGCCGTTGGTCACCCCGTAGCCCGCATACTTCCAGAGGCTCGAGATGGTGTCAGCCTCCTCGATGTCGATGTAGGCCAGGACCTTGCCGATGTTTAGCGTCCCCACACCCTTCACTTGGCTGAACCACTCATAGGCCGGATGTTCCGTGACCTGATCCCTGATCCAGTCGTTGAGGATGTCTTCGAGCTCCCGGGCTTTGGTTTCGACCAGTTCTGTGATCTGGTCCTTCTTCTCCTGCCGCGCCAGGTGAGCACGGCGCACCTGGGCGGCCACCCTCAGCTTCTGAACGAACTCAAGACTCTTAGCTGCGAACAAAAAGGCCTGATTCATGGGTTCCTCCTCCTGTTCTTGTTTTTCGCTCATCTGAAATGGGTTTCTCCTTTACCTTGGCTCGCTCACTTTCCTTGGGTTTCTCCGTCTACCCGGCTCGCTTGTTCACCACGGTTTTCTTTACTGCTCTGGCTCGCTCAAAACCTTTGGGTTTCTCAAACCACACGGCTCGCTCCTTTTGATTGGGCTCCTCTCGTTAGATGGCTCGCTCTAAAGTATTGGGCTTCTCACGAGCAATGGCTCGCTCCCGTAACATGGGCTTCTCCTGCCAACTGGCTTGCTCCCCTTTTTGGGGTTCCTCAGGGCACATGGCTTATTCCCTCGCCAGGAGGATCTTCTCCTCCGTGACCAGCAAGAACTCGTGAGGCATCGGCCTCATGTAGCGCTTTTTTCTGAAGGGTTTCTCCGTGTTTGGGGCTCGCTCACCGCCTTCGGGTTTCTCTCCGAAGAGGGCTCGCTCCTCCTTGCTGGGTCCCTCAGGAAAGTTGGCTCGCTCTGGTTCAAGGGGCTTCTCTCCTTTCCTGGCCGTCTTACTCTTCAAACCACTACGCTCGAGGTCGTCGGTCGCCTCCGTTACTATGGCTCGCTCTGCCATCATGGGTTCGTCATAACGCGTGGCTCGCTTATCTGGTACGGGTTTCTCAGCTACTCTGGCTCGCTTGTCCCGAATGGGCTTCTCAACTGGCTTGGCTCCCTCAAAATTTGTGGGCTCCTTTTCCTCATTGGCTCGCTTCCTTTTTATGGACCTCTCGAGATTACTGGCTCGCTCAAGGAAAACGGGATCCTCCTCTACGACGGCTCGCTCACACTCGGCTAACCCCATCTCCCGGATCCTCCGGGCGGCCTTCCTCAGGGCTGTCGCCTCGATCTGCCTCACCCTCTCGCGGGTAATGCCAAAGATCTGGGCGATGAACTCCAGGGTCTTCGGCCCCTCGTTAGCAACGCGCAGCACGCAGTTTCCGTACCGGGCCTCGAACTCGGGGGGCATCTTCTGCCAGTAGCGACAGCTTTGATCCTTACAAATCGGGGCACACTTCATGCTACTTAGTCCTCACAATGACTGATTCACAGAAGACGCACCGCCATGCTCCTCTTCCGTATGGCACCATCCGTGGATGTGAACACTTCAGCCCGAACCATGAACGAACTACAAGCCAGCACTGCTCATCTGACAATTTGTCTCTGAAACCGCGCTTGTCCCTTTCATCAAGAAATTGAAAGATCATCTCCCCTATCTTCTCGAGCATTTCGGGCGAAAGCTCATTTTCGTCCAAGTCAGGGTAGGGGAGAGGCTCATTACGACGAGCCAGCAGATTACGAAAAGAGACCAGTAGATTTCGCAGAGCCTTCAGATCACCAATCGTTGGGGCGCACTTCATGCTTCTCCCTCGGCAACCTCAAGATGTTCCTCAGGTGGGTCAATTCCCTCTGCAGGTAGTAAAGCTCCCGTCTCACCTGCTTGAGCTCCTTCACCAGCTCCTGTTCCTGCTTTGTCAGCTCCTTCTGCTCCTTCAGGAGCTTCGTCTTGAGCCTGATGACTTCCTCCCTGATCCTCACTGCCTTGTAGAAACCCGTCTCCTCCAGCGCCTCATCCACGACTTCCAGAGGAAGTCCCAGCTTCTCCGCCAGGACCTCGGGTTTGTACAGGGTCCAGTTGGCCGAAAGCGGAGAAGCGGCCTCACTTGCGGGCCTCAAAGTGGGCAATCGCTTAAAGCTCACGTCTCCCATCTTTACACCCCCTGATGATCTTCATGGCCGCCTCCTCGAGAGTCGTCCCCTCCGCATGCCTCACCCCGTCTTCCTCCAGGAGACGGCACCTGATCTTCGTCTTGTCCGGGGTTCGGGTCACCCCCAACCAGATGGTCCTGATGATCAGTTGCTCGAAGTACGGCAGCATGGCTCACCTCCCCGCAGAGCTGGCGGCAGGAGTCGAACCTGCAACCTGCCGGGTACAAGCCGGCTGCTCTGCCCGTTGAGCTACACCAGCCTCTCGTGTGCTGACGAGATAGCGCTCCGGGTAAAGCGGGATGTAGAGCTTGCGCCGACTGACTATCCCCATCTCGTCCCTCTTGAACTCGAAGTCCGAAACCAGCATGAACCTGTACCCTCGCTTCTCGGGGCCATAGGGGACCCAGTCAATCGGGTCCATCCCTTGGCCCTGGTAGGTCACCTCCGCCGTCGCCAGAGCCAGCTCCGCCCACTCCATGTTGTGGATCCTGATCTCCTGGAGGTCCTCCTGATACTCCAGGACCTCCTCGATCCACCCTGGAAACCTCTCCAGGAACCTCCTCAGCGCCTTCTCTTTTTCGTTTTCCTCCACTGCCGCCCCCAGCATCACCTTGAACTCCTGGTAGCTTGGGGGCGGCTCGGGAACCCTTTTGAGCGGCGGCACGTTCACGAAGCCACTGCTGATAGGTGGCCTCGGCGTTCTGTAGCTCCCTCTCCACCGGATCAGTAGCTGACGCAACTCGTGAGCGGTCATTTCGTCCTCCCTTGGATCCGCCGCGCTGCTGGGTCCTGGAAAACCAGGAAACCAGGAAGCGGCGGTAGTTCTTCTTGCGCTTGTGGGGGTTGGCCAGGAGCCACTCGGCGGCTTGCCGTAGCTCGAGCTCTATGTCCACGGCAGGGTAGGCTTCGGCCCAGCGATTGAGCTCTTCTTCGGTGATTCCCTGGAAGGTGCCAGTCTCCCAGTCGAAATCGATCTTTGGAGGTCCTTTCGACTTGGGAGGGGGAGAATCAGGGGGCGGCTCCGAAACGATCCCCGCATCGTTCGGAGCTATATATATATTATTCTCTGGTTCTGTTTCTGGTTCTGGTTCTGTTTCTGGTTCTGGTTTGCCAAACCCTTCCTGTAACCGTTCCCGTAACCGTTCCACCAACGGTTTAAGGAACGGTTTGCCAAACTGTTCCAGGAACCCAGAAAGGCCTTGAAATAAGCGGGTTTTTGGGAGTTCATCGATGAGCTTGATAGCCGCTTTAACCTGGTTCGGATTGTCCAGAGGGTTGTACCGGAGATGGTTCCGGATCCAGATGACGGAGGTCTTCTCGTCATAGTCGATGAAACCCTTCTGAAACAGTTCCTGGAACGGTTTCGCTAACCGTTTCGGTAACCATCCGAGATCAGCAGCCATGTACGGTTTCGGAAGGACGAACAGGCCGATCAGGTTCGAGTGAGGGCACGTCATGACGTAGAAGAACAGCAGCCTGGCATCATCGGACAGGGCCTTGAACTTTTCGTCATGCCAGATCCTGGTGTGTACGGCCTGATGCCTATACGCCATCTGTCTCCCCCTTGTGTGAAACAGAAAAGACGAGCTCCTTCTCCTCAAACTCCTCCCCACAACCTCCCTGGTCTACTCCATCCTCAAGCTCTACGAACCACCAGCTCCAATAACCTTTCCACTCAATCACAGCCAAAACATCCCGGTCACTACGGGCCAGCTCTTTTGGAATTCTCACATAATGGTCATAATGCTGGCCTTGCTCGTTGTATTCTCGGATCTTCTTCAGGACAAAACCATCCAGGAAAGACTCGCACTCATCAGCACAGCGGGGACCCCTTCCCCGCGCACAAATGGAACCCGCCCCCTGGTAATGAACACAATACGCGCATCTCACTTCGTCTCCTCCCTTTCTTCTGCCGCTAAAAGGGCCTCGTACTTTTTCATCACCCCGGCAAAGGTCTTCGGCTCCAGGTAGACGACCTTCACCGGCTTCCTCAGCGCGAAGGCCATCCCGAAGTCAAAAACGGTCCCCATAGAGCGCTGATCCCAAAAGATGTGGACCTCTTCAGCCCATTCGATCAGGCGGCGGTTGTACTCACAGATGCGCAGCTCGTCCCATTCTGGGTGGTCATCAAAGGCCGGAACGCGGACAACGTTTCCCCTCTGGGCCAGCTCTCGCACATAAGATTTGATCTTGTCTCGATACTGTGTCGAACCGATGACGGTTATCTTCATGGCAGA